TGTGAGTGAGCAGACGTTGAACACGTGGAAAAGCCAGTATCCGGAATTTCTTGAGTCCATAAAAAGGGGAAAGCTGGTGGCTGACGCCGAAGTGGCCGCAAGCCTCTACAAGCGAGCCAAAGGGTACCAGTACGAGGAAATCACTGTTGAACCGGGCAAAGACGGTTCTGGAGTCGTCACCAAGCGCGTCGTAAAAGAGGTTGCGCCTGACACGGGCGCGGCGATGGCGTGGCTCAAAAACAGACAGCCGCAGAACTGGCGCGACAAACACGAGATTGAGCACAGCGGCGGCGTAAAACAGACCGTGACGCACGATCTGCGCAGCCTGTCGCCGGAGGAACTTGCCCAACTTGAACAACTTCTTTCCCGCGCAGAGAAAAACGGCGAAAAAACGAGCTAGGCGGAGAAAACGGGAGATTTGCATTTTCCCGTTTTCGCTGTTTTTGCGAATGTTCCACGGAGGCAAAATCGGCTGAAACGGGCGAAAATGGCGATTTTTCGCCTTTGGATTGCTCAACATATGTACAAAATTCAGGATTTTGTACAGATGTCTGAGGGAAGCACAACAGTCGCTGTAGAGAGACCAATAATATTTATATATGGGTCTAACTACAGAAATCGAGGATTGAAGCGCTGGAATCCCTTGCGTGGTGCGGGATTGCGGCGTTTTTTTGTTGGAACATTTTTGTTCCAAAAACGCGGCTTTTCGGAACAATTTTGTTCCGTGTGGGGGAGTGGGGAATGGGAACCTGGCGAAAAAGTATTGTCTATGATGACGAAACGGGAGAAGTCAAACACGTGAAGATGCAGGGGATGGATTTCCTCTTCCCCGATGGAAAAGGGTATCGCTTGTTCATGAACAGGCGTTCCGTCCGGCATTTCCCGGATATTGATTATCCGCCTGAACTGTCTAAGATGGACATAGCCAACCTGCACCTTTTGAGCCGGAAAATACTCGGCGACACGTGCATGCTTGGGTACAAATCCGGCGGCCTGTATAAGCCGATGGACGAGGAGCAAATGCGACAAATCGTCGGCCTGTGCGAGAAAAGGTTCAAGACGTGGCTAAACCGCATGATTAAGTTGGGCATGATGGCCCGGGGAACTATGGAATACGAAGGCGGCGTGTTTGTCCAATACTACATGTCGCCTTTGTACTTTTTCAGTGGCATTTATCTGCCGCTGCACCTGTATTTGCTGTTCAAGGATCAGCTTGATCGGCACCTGCCGCGCTGGGCCATCGAAAAGTACATGCGCATGGCCGAGGTGAACACGGCATGACAACGACCGCCACCAAACGACGTGGCAGGCCGCCGAAGAAAACGGGGCTCCAACTTCCGTTTACGCTGGAGGACGTGCGCAAGGCGCTGGCGTATCAGTCGTTTACCTACTTCATGGACTATGACAGTGGGTTCCGGGACACGCCCGGGAAGCATCTGGACGTACTGGACCGGGCGCTACAGGACGTTAGTGAGGGGAAAATCCGTCGCCTTATCGTTACGATGCCACCGCGCCATGGTAAAAGCGAACGGGTATCCAAAAAGTTCCCCGCATGGCATGTCGGGCGAAATCCCGACGATGAAATCATTCTCGCATCGTACAGCATTGACTTGTCGCGCGGCTTTTCGCGGATCGCACGGGACACGCTTATGGAGCGTGCAGACGTGTTCGGTGTTGAGATCGACCGAAATAACCAGTCTGCCGAGAACTGGACGATAGCGGGGCACAGGGGCGGCGTGGTGGCCGCTGGTGTTGGTGGGCCGATCACTGGACGCGGCGCAAAGATCGCGATAGTGGACGACCCGGTGAAAAACGCCGAGGAAGCCAACAGCGAAGTCATACGCGAAAAGATATGGGAATGGTACCAGTCCACACTTTACACGCGCCTTACGCCCGACGGACGCATTATCATCGTCATGACGCGCTGGCACGAAGACGATCTTGTTGGGCGGCTACTCAAAAAGGAGCGCGAGGAAATCGCCGAGGGTACGCACATGGGCGAGCGCTGGACCGTGATCAACTTCCCGGCGATCGCGGAAGAGGACGACATATTGGGCCGAAAACCCGGCGAACCGCTGTGGCCGGAATTCGGTTTCGATCTGCCGAGGCTGGAGAAGATCCGGCAGGATGTCGGCTCATACGTGTTCAACGCACTGTATCAGCAGCGCCCGAGCGCGGCAGGCGGCACCATCTTCAAACGCGAATACTTCCGCTACTTCCGCGAGGAAATTATCGGGAATCAGCCGTACTTTGTGCTGAAGAAAGGGGATATTGAGCGCCGCTATCGCAAGGATTCGCTGTGGTGCTTCCAGACGGTGGACACGGCCAACAGCGAAAAGACAATCAACGACTATTTCGTTGTCTCTACCTGGTACGTGACGCCCGAGCACGACTTGCTCCTGTATGACGTATATCGGACGCACATAGAGGGGCCGGATCAAAAACCGCTGATGAAACAGCAGTTTTTCCGGTATCGCCCGCTGTTTCAGGCTATCGAGGATAAGACGTTCGGCACCAACCTGATTCAAGAACTTCGTCGCGAGGGGATGCCAGTTCGCCCGGTAAAAGTGGACAAGGACAAGGTAACGCGATCCCTTGTGATTGCGGCGCGGTACGAGGTTGGCATGGTGTACCATCGCGAGGGCGCGCCGTGGCTGACCGACTACGAGGACGAGCTTATTGCCTTCCCGCGCGGAAAACATGACGACCAGGTTGATACGGCGTCACAGGCCGGAGAAATCGTCCACGCGCTGCCGCCGGTGACGAAGGAGGAACGGCAGTTGAAGCGGTCAGAGCGTTTCGACTACGACGAAGACGAAGATGAGCAGTTGCCACAATCCTTTTGGTGAGGTGTAACCCATGACCGTCCATTACCTTTACGGCTTCACGGTTCTTGCGCTGATCATCTTTTCCGCCATCGTGATCGTCCGCCAGCAGAAGACGATTGAGCGCCTGACCGAAAAGCTCATGGCCAAGGACTATGCCGAATACAAGCGATTCAACCAGACGCTGATGCAAGAGGAAAAGCCGAAGCGAAAACCGATGTCGTTTTACGATGATCCCGGCATAGAGGTTGAGGATGAGGCGCAATAATGCGTTTCATTTTGTTTGAGGGGGTGAATTCGTGGCCGCAATCCTTGAAAAAGCCAAAGAAGCATTCGCGGGCGTGTTCGGTTCAAGCGACACCGCCGAAAAAGAGCCAATCAACACGCCGGAGCAACAAAAGCTGGTCGATATGGTCTTGAACGACTACACATACTTCAAATCCGAACGCCAAAAATACGAATCCATTTGGCGTCGGGAGCAGCGCTTCTACCGTGGTGACCACTGGCACGGGCTTAGACCAGAAGAAGTGTCCAAACTGCGTCCGAACAGCGTTGACAACCTGTGTTTCAGCTACATCGAAAGCATCACATCCAAGCTGTGTTCATGGGTTCCATATCCGGAATTTGAGCCTCAGGAGCCGAACGACGAGGAAAAAGCCGCCAACCTTAACGCCTACATGCCGTATGAACTGCGCTGTATCAAATTTCAGCAAAAGCATATCCGAGCTGTAAGGCGCATGGTCATCCATGGGCCGCTGATTTACAAGGTGATCTACGACCCGACCGTGGAAGGCGGTTCGGGTATGTACCGTTACATCGGGCAAAACGACATCCTGCCGGTGGACTTTGCGACGTTCTTTCCCGATCCGCGAATCCGGGACTTTATCGACCTGCAAAAAGGCGCGGCGCACATGTTTCATTTCCGTAAACCAATCGAATATTTTCGCCAGCGCTGGCCAAAGCAAGGCGCGAAGGTACAACCCGACCAAGACGAAGCGGACGTGTTCATCTTCGACCAGGATGAATATTCGATTCGCGGCTTTACAGCGGATCGTGTTCCGGGTGAAGGAAGCGGCAGCATCAAGACGGCTGGCCTGATCGAATACTGGTACCGCGGCAAACCCAAGATCATGACCAAAGAAGACCGCGAACTGTTCCAGCAGATGGCCGAAGAGAAGCTTGCGGAGGGCAAAGACCCGTCGGAGTGCCTTGCCAAAGCACGCGGCACCATGAACGGGATTCATTGCATCTACATTACGGTCAGCGGCGTGTTTCTAGAGCACAAATCCTACGTCTACGACCACGGCCAATATCCGATTGTGGCGCGCACCTTGTTCCCTGACGAGGATAACCCGTGGGGCAAGGGATACATGCGCGACATGATCCAGCCGCAGATCATGCTGAACAAGTTTGCGGAAATCGCCGTGGAGACGATGGCCAAACAAGG